CCTGTTGTATCTGACGCAATAAAAACAAGTGGATGTGAAATAAATCTACTTGCTTCATTATCGAGCCGGGGAGGGGGAGAACAATCAGCAGTTAAGATATATGAAGTCCTTACCAAGGCAGGTTGGGTAGTTAATTTTCACCCATGGGGAAAGAAACATCCGAAGTGGAATGGTATTAAAACAAAGAAGTCATTCATGGATGGTGCAAGGATTAAAAAAGGAATTCCACTCCTGTTTTACGCCAATGACCAAATATATGATTTCTGTAAGGAGAAAGTATCCGGGAAAATTGTTCGTGGAGCATCACAGGTAATAATCGGAATAAATTACACCATAGGAGCATTGCCAAGTGCTACATGGATGCAGAAGAAAGTGAGTACTATATGCTTTCAGAATACCGATAAAATGGAAGATTTCAAGTGGAATTCTTTTTGGACTTCTCCTGTTGAGCTTGTCCTTCAGGTGGGCGCAATTGATCTAAATAGTTTTCTTGAAATACCTCTCAACAGAAGTGAAGGTGACTTTGTTGTATTAAAACATGGTATGCCTGATTACAGGAAGTATACAACAAAGGAATCAGTAAATTCTGGAGAAAAGAAATATCTATACCAGAAGCACATCAGGCTTGAAACAGATATTGAGTTCTATTCCCGTTTGATAAAGGACGTGAAATTGGTCAGGTTTGAATTCATGGAAGCACATAAAGAACTTGTTGAAGCATATAAGGATCATCCGCAATTTAAGTTCTGGACTTTTGACGAAATACCGGTTCAAGAATTCCTTTCACGTGGGCACATATACTTACACCGAACATCAAGGGCGTGGAGTGATCAATACCCAAGAAGTATTGCAGAGGCTCAAGCTGCCGGTCTTCCTGTTTTGTGTGAGCCAAGAAACGGACCACTCAACCGTGTGAGACATGGTGTTACCGGGATGCATTGCATTGATTATGATGGTTTCCAGTACGCATTGAAGTTATTGAAAAGGAAAAAGGCTTTCAGGCTGAAAATGGGTGAGGAATGTAAAAGATATGCGAAAAATGAGTATGATCCCAATAATTGGGTTACATTAATAGAGAGGGTATGTCATGAAAACAACTAATGAACACTTTAGATTATTTCAAGCCGAATGTGAAAAATGGATTGAATTTTTCGGTCTTTATGGGTGGAGTGTTCATTACAAACACGTTAAAATTGATGGCTGCTATGGCCAATGCTTATACAATACTGTAGGCAGGGTAGCAACCATAGAACTTAATACTTATTTCGAGTTCGCAGGGAAACCGGTTGTAACAATAGTAAAAGAGACTGCATTTCATGAAATATGTGAATTGCTTCTCGGAAAACTTAGAGACCTTTCAATCGGTAAAATGTCTTCTAATTACGATGTTGTTGATGAAGAAATTCATAACATTATTCGTATTCTTGAAAACAAGGTATTTGAATAAGGGGAATACTATGAATATCTGTGTAGCTGGATGGTATCTCGATAGTGTAATATATGACACACTTAAAAATATCGATAACGTATATATCGTTTCGCATAATCCAGATATAAAGAGACTGTATCAGATAGGGCTCCCGTACTCAATAGTGGGTAATATCGGGCTCGAATTCCATTGCTATGATTACTACCTTAAACATCACTGGAATGGTGGAGACACTCTTTTCATGCATGACGACGTACATGCCCCTGCTGAACTGTTTGAATGCATATCAAAATTGAGACTTGATCAAGCATACCTGTTTAATAATTATGAGGATGAGAGAAGAAATGGCGGCAAATCAGGCAGGGCGATTTTTATGTCTGAACGTCTTCAAAAGCACATGAAAATGAATAATAACGGTTTATGGTATGATGCAACCAATGAAGGGTATACTGGAAACGGAAAACCTAGACCTCACCCAACAATGGATTTTAATTCCGGGATAAATACATTCCATAAAACCATGGGGAAAATAAGGGATAACAAGGAACTTGATTTCAATGTTGTTAACCGAATCTACTTTAATGAAATGTTTTTAGCGAGAAGGGGAAAGTATGTTGCTTGAAGAATTAATTGAGTTAAAGAAGTTTAAAAAAACATGTGAAATCGGGTGCCTTCAAGGGAAGATGAGTGCAAGGATACTCGATATACCATGTGTTGAAAAACATATCCTTGTTGATCCGTGGATGCCTTATAACGAAATTAACCAAAGCGAATCAGACGACAAAAGGCTTCTCGGATACGATAAAAATGAATGGGATAGAATATACGCTTGTTGCTGTAACACTATGCAGAAATATGGTGATAGGGCAATCATAATACGTGACACTTCTGTCAATGCAGCTGAGGAAGTATGTAATTTCTCATTGGATTGTGTTGTGTTAGATGCAGATCATACAAGGAAATCGTATGCAAGTGATGTTGCTGCATGGTTACCGAAACTTAGGGATGGTGGCTATTTTATATCACATGATTATTCATCCGGGTGGAAAAATATTGTTAAATGTATGGATGAAATTTTTAAAGAAGTAGAACGACTCGATAAAGGATACGCTTACAAAGTAATCGATTGTAAGGAGCGTATTGAATGCATTGTTCGAGCAAAAAGAATAAGGGATGAGGTATGAAACTATCAATAATTTTCTGTGTGTTGGAGTCCTACAAGGTTGTGAGAAGACAATTTCTTCATTTTTCAAGGTTTATAGACAAGTATGATGCTGAGGTAATATTTGTGGACGATGGATCAATCCCTGAGATAAATATTCCGTTTCATGAAAAGATAAAGGTCATACGGACTAATGAGGACCACATTAAATGGCATAATCCGGCAGCAAGGAATTATGGCGCAAAGAACGCCAGAGGGGAATACTACTATATGTCAGATATTGATCATATCCTCACAGAGGAATCGGTTGCAGAAGCCTGTGCTTTTACTGGAGACAAACTTGTCTTCCGTAGAAAGTACGGAGTGCTTACAGAGAAGAAAATTTCTACCAATCGAGATATGCTACTGGTATATGGATGCAAAGAGCATGAACTTAATTATGTAGGTCAGCATGCAAACACATTCGTAATGAAAGCTGAATGGTTTAAGCTGTTAAAAGGGTATGATGAGAGGTTTTGTGGGAGCCATGGCGGAGACGATGTTGATTTAAATAACAGATACAGGTACCTTTTCAAGAAAGGTATTGCGGATAGACATGTTGTAGGAAAAGCGATTATTTATGTATTTCCGAATCCTTCACGTGATGTTAAAAAGATATTTCATAGCTTAAGGGGCTAATTATGGGAAGTAAAAAGTCTGGAAGATACGATACTTTCAAAAAAGAATACTGTGACCTTGCAAGAAATTACTGCCTTCTCGGTGCAATAGACGATGATCTGGCAAAGTTCTTTGATGTATGTGTAGCTACTATTCAGAACTGGAAATTGAAACATCCTGAATTCGTAGAAGCCATACGGGAGGGTAAAGAGGTTGCAGATGCAAAGGTAGCAGAAAGTCTGTTTAATAGAGCATGCGGATATGAGCATCCTGATACTCACTTCTCGGTTGTGTCGGATGGTCAGGGATGCGGTTCCCATGTTGAAGGAACTGAAACAGTTAAACGCTATCCTCCTGATTCAACGGCCTGTATATTTTGGCTGAAAAACAGAAGGCCGGATAGGTGGACAGATAAAAAGGATATTGAAGCAAAGGTTGATATGCATAATTCGGTTAATTATGACAAGATATCAAAAGAAGATAGGGAAAAAATAGCAGAAATTCTTGAAAAGGAAGTCGACAATGACGCTTAATGACTCAATTATACAACAACATGATTATTACTATGGCATACATTCTGTTACTTTAAACAGGAGAGCTGAAAACGATTGTCTTTATTTATACCTTGGTGATATCAATGATTTCATACTTTATGGCACTTGGTCTACGTTTCTTAGAAGTGAGATATGATAGTTAATGAAGATACGATTGATGGACTTAAAAAGACTTTTGCACGTAATGAAATGAGGTGGTTTGCACAATATGTGTATCCAAAATTTACTTGCAAGTGGTTTCATAAACAGGTCTGTCAAGCACTTGATAAGTTCTATTCAGGAGAAATAAAGAAACTGGCTATATTCATGCCCCCTCAGTGCGGTAAGTCAGAATTGTCTTCTCGCCTTTTCCCTGCTTATGCTTTTGGTAGGAATCCAGACCTTAAAATTGCGCTCGCAGCTTATCAGCATGAGTTTGCATCTGGTTTTAACAGGTCTATACAACGATACATAATGAGTGAAGAATATCATAAACTATTTGATGTTTCTATTGGTGGTGAAGGATACCAAAAAACCAATTATCAATTTGATATTGCTGGTCATTCAGGATCATTTAGGTCTGTTGGTATTGGTAGCGCACTTACAGGAAGGACCGTTGATGTCGGCATTATAGATGATCCAATAAAAGACCGCAGTGAGGCCGAATCAGAGAGGTATAGAGAACGGCTATGGGAATGGTATACTGATGTATTTAAGGCAAGGTTACACAATAATAGTAGACAGCTTATATGCCTTACACGTTGGCATGAGGATGATTTAATTGGAAGAATATTCGAGAAAGAAAGAAAAGACTGGACGGTTATTGTTTTACCCGGATTAAAGGAAGATGATAGCAACCCTGATGATCCACGAAAAATAGGTGAAGCATTATGGGAAGAAAGACACTCAAGAAAATCGTATCTTGAAGATAAACGTGATAGTGAGAGGAAATTTGCATCACTTATACAGCAACGTCCGGCACCTATGGAGGGACACCTGTTCCTTGAGAAGTGGTTCAGAACATATACAGTTGTTCCTAAGTTTGAAAAAGTGTTCCAATCATGGGATTGTTCCTTTAAAGATGAAAAGGACTCCGATTATGTTGCCGGTACGATTTGGGGTGTGTCTGGTACGCTTCTATATCTTATTGGATTATACCATGGTAAATGGGACTTCGTTAAGACTGTTCGTATGATTCTTAGTGCAAGGATGTCATTTCCTGATACATCTTCAATACTTATTGAAGACAAAGCTAATGGCCCGGCAATAGTAGCAACACTTAAGCAAAAAATATCGGGAATAATACCGGTAAATCCAGAAGGCGGTAAGTATTCAAGGGCTTATGCTTCAACCGATTTTTTTGAGGCAGGTAATATACTTTTTCCTTCAAAAGAAATTGCTGATTGGATCGAAACGGTTAAAATGGAACTTAAAATATTCAACAATGGGAAACATGACGATATAGTTGATTCAATTTCTCAGGCGATAAATTATCATTACAATAAGAACAATTCATGGTTTGGACACATTAAAATATAGAATACCAATGCATTTGGTGTATATTATGTCATAGGAGGTAATTTTGAGTGAAACAATTGGAAAAATAACGATACCGGAAACGAAAAAAGAAATTGATCCACGATACCTCATTCAGGATATTACATCATATGACGATGTAAGAAACCTGAATGTATATGATTTCATGCAATACACATATGAGGGAACAGAGGGATATCGAGACGGAAGATATCTTATTCCATTCGCCAGAGAAAACTTTTATGAAGACCGGAGGAAAACCGCAGCTTACAAAAATCTATTGAAACCGATAGTTGATGCAATGATTGATCCGGTATTCGAAAATGAAATCGAGAGAAAGTCTAATAATGAGTTATTCGATATGTTTTGTGAAAATGTTGATAATTCCGGTACGAATATGGATTCTTTTGCGAACATGGTAATTACACATGCCAAATTGGATGGCTTCACGTTCGTAATAATGGATAACTTTGAAGACGTGGACGGTACCGTAAAAGAGGTTATGGATAATAGGTTGTATCCGTACATGTATGAAAAAAGTCCGTCATACCTGCATGAGATAGAGATAGACGGAAAGGGTAGAATGATCTCAATAACGTTTTTGGACGATGTTATAGAGATAAATAATGTGAAGACACAGACATACAGGAGGTGGGATAGTAATCAATCTACGTTATTTTATATAAAAAAGTCTGGCAAAAAAGACCTCGAAATCGTACTTGAGGAACGGGTTCATGGGTTGGGGACTATTCCTGTTATTGTGGTTA